TGCAAGCGCTTCGTTGTACTTCTGGTTGTACAGCTGCACCATGTCGCCCTCACCCTTCATGTAGGTGATTGCTTCAACCAACGAGCCGTAGAACAACACCGAGTCAAAGTTGTCACCCAGCCATGTGCGACCATCAGCAGCCACCGTGATTGACTCAGGGTAGTAGTAATAGTGCAACTCAACGCTGTACTCAGCGTCGGGTGTGGGGCCAAGGATGAAAGACAACTCATCAGTGATGACGGGCGATGTGTCGTTGGTGGTCGTGGGACCAAACAGTGCGTAGTACTTGGGGATGGCCGTGTCGGTGGGGTTTGGGTACGCCTGACGGATGAAGTTCACATCCTTGTTCAACAAGTACTCGTAGTTGCCGCTGGCATCAATGACCGCCAATGAGTAGGTGGACAAATAGTCAGAAGGGCAAGACAAGTACTTGTTGCTGGCCGTGGTAAAGCCCGTCACGTTCTTGCGCAACGATGGAAACTGAACGCTGTTGTAGATGCGCTGCTCGGCCTGTGTGATGAACAGGTTCATGTCCACCGTTGGGACAGTGTTCTCCGTATAGTCAGTGATCGCAACTACAAGCTCGTTGTATGTCATGCCATCGGACCTCTGGCCATCACGCCTTTAGTAGCTGCACCGGTGCCACGGATTTTGATACCCGAAGTCTTGGTGCCTTTGTAGTCGTTGCTGTGCGAGTTTGCGATCGACTGGTTCATGTCGCGCAAGTACGCTTTGTTGTCAGCAGTACCGGCCTCTTTGATGGGGGCCGACTTGGGTTGTTTGTATTCAGCCATATTAGCCTCCGCGACCAGACGAACGCTGGTTCATGACCTTGGCCATGTTGCGACCATACTTGAGCATGTCGCTGTTGGTCTTGCCACCAGCGCGCAGCTTGGTTGGCTTCTTGCCGGGGTGCATGTTTTTCTCATGCTTGCCGATGGCAGATTTAATCATCTTCTTGTCTTGTGCGAGGTCTTTCTTGTCCATGGGGACTCCTTACGTTGTGCTAACTGTGACTGTACCAATTTCCACGGACAAAGCCAAGTAATTTGGCGTGAGTCCGACATCATCTAAGCTCGAACCACCAACAGGGTTCCACCCCCATTGAATGTCACGACTGCCCTCGGCTTGGTAGCCTTGTGCATCAAGACTTGTACCGCTGCCGTTGATGATCTGAAGCCCGGTTGTACCGGATGTAATGTAGCTGCGATCTGGGCGAGGATTGCGCACGCCTTGTGGGTCATCCACAGGGTACATCCCGAGCTGCAACTGAGGCTGATCTGGGTCCCAACATGAGGGGCAGACGAGCAACTCATAGTTCTTTGTCTTGACGACTTCGCGCTTGAGTTCATGCAGCTTATAGCGTGCATCACAGCGATCGCACTGCGCGATACTGTACTTGCCGGATGCAAACCGATTGCCCATTTACAGCGCGCCCCCAATGAACTGCTGACGCGGCACAAAGCGAACTGCGGCCTTCTCTTGGTCTTCTTGCGCAGCATTTACCCAAGCTTCGTCGTACTGCATCTTCAGCACTTCCAAACGCTCCAAACCACCGGGGACTTTGAGCGCCAAGTAGTAGGCCAAACCTGCTGTCATGCAGGGCACGAAACGGAAAGGCACGTCCATCACATTCACACCACCGCCGGCATCCTGCACGCGGCGCATGCGCCAGTAAACGAATTGGTAGCTTTGTGAACCGTCTGGTGTTGGCCACACAGTTACGGCTGGGAGACGGGCCCAGTAGACTGAAGCACCGGTTGAGTGTGCCGCAGCAGTTGAATTGTTTTGACCACGGAAGCAGTTGTACAGCGTGTTGTCTGTGATGTAGCCGTACTGAATGAACTCGTTGTCAATCTTGATGAAGCCAGTTGAGGGCAAGCCCGTAGCATCAGCCAAGGTAATTGTGTCTGTGGTCGATGTGATCGCGCCATTCAGTGTGGATGTCAAAGACTGCTGGCCATCCATGCGCTGCACCCACACCTGAATCGGACGGGCTTGTTGCAGCTTGTTGGGCAGGGTGGCGTAGGTCGACACGCTGATGCGTGTGATTGTCAAGTCCGCTTGGTTGGACTGCTGGTTGGCTTGCGTGCGGATCACATGCTCGAGCAAGTCCACGGTGTCGTTCGGAAGTGCGTAGGTGTTCTGGCCCTGCACCAAGTCAATGGTGCCCTGCTCAAATGTCCACATGTTGATGCCGCGGTTGGCCCAGTCAGCAAACAGCAAGTTCAACGAACGACGCGCAGTCTTCAAGTCATAGCCCGTGCGCAACTCCGAGCCCACGCGCTCGAACGCCTCCTCGACCAGTTCGGTCAAGTCGAGGTTAAAACCAGCGGCTCCAGAGGTGTTTGCCATATCAGCAGTTCCAAGCTCTCAAAGATTTATTGATGCGGCTGTTCGGGTCTTTGGCTGTCTTGGCTGAAGTCAACTTGGCCTTCATGCCTTTCATGCGCGCGCAGAAGGAGTCGCGGCGTGAGCCGCCCTCTGGTTGCGGAGCCTTCAGACCGGGCTTGCCGGGGTTCGCTTTGTTGTAGGAGGCACGGCCTTTGGCGTTCAAGCCGCCCTTGGGGTTCTTGCCTTCCTTGCGTTGCCATGCGGGTGATTTAGCCATGTCAGTACACCTTTGCTGCACGTGCGCCGCGAGCCTTGCCCCAGCCTTTGACTGTTTGTTTTGGCGCTGTTTTAACGCTGCCGCCTTTTTTCATGCCGCGTGATTCGCGTTTATTTTGGCTTTCAAGTTCGCGCTCAATACCTTTTTCTTCGTCGCGAGCGCTTTTGTATTTGTCAACTTTGCTGCCAATGTAATCTGCGGCTTCACGAGTCGACTTTGCTAAACGGTCGCCTGTTCCGGCCAGATGCTCTACCCCTGCTCCAATAGGACCTTTACCTTCGCGGCCGCTGCGACCCATTGCCGTTTCAAGAGCTATTGCAGCTGGCGCAACTGCGGTACCCAACGCGGCATCTTTTAACGCTTCGCTTTTTTCTGCACGCAAACGAGCGCGAGTTCCAGCAGGGCGAACACTGTCGTACGCGTCTGGAGAGTTCATGCGGCGCGCTTCTTTTTCACGCCAGTAAGCTGAAGAATCCCTGTCTTCTTCAATACCCATTTTTCGTTTGTAATCAGCCATTACTTCAAACCTTTCAACGTCTGTGCCAGACGGGCACGTTGGCCCAGCTTACCGGGCTTCTTAGCCGCAGCAGCCAGCTTCTTGGCGGGGATCTTCTCACCCTTGGGCACGCCCATCTGCTTGTGCAATGCGCCGGGTTTCTTGATCGCTTTTTGAATCCACTTCTCAGCCATTATCTGAACCTCGCTGTTTTCTTTGCAACGGTTTTTGGCTGGGCAACAAACTGTTTACCTGCGGCCTTACCAGCCCGTTTTGCCTTGGTGGTCGCTGCGTACTCGGCAGGACTCAAGGACTTGATAGCCTTCTCAGGCAAGTACCGCTCCCCCGTCTTGGAAGACGGTTTGCCGGACTTAGTGCGCCACTTTTGGTCGCCCCAATCCTTCAGGGATTTCTGCGGTGCTTTCATGTCAATCTCGATACCCACCGCCAGCGGCTTTGTACTTCTTGGCCACCAGCTGCGCTTTACGCGCTGACCACTGACCAGCTTTTGTACCGTGTGTAGCAGCGGCTTTTACTTGAGACACAATCTTCTTGCGAAGACTGGGCTTCGTGTAATTGCCAGCTGCGTTCACTTTGCCGCCTTCGGCGTACATGGTGACCTTGTTCGGATCGTCCTTGCGTTCGATCGTCTTAGCCTTTGGCATTTTGCTGGGGGATATGGCCCCCATACCACGGCTGGCCATCATGATTTAGCACTTGCCGCCGTAAGCCATTTTCTTAGCCATACCGCCGGCCTTCATGCCCAGAGGCTTGCCGCCCTTCATGACGATTTGCTTGCCCTTGGTTTTACCCTTGGCTGCGACGCCGTCGCGGCTTGGAGCTGCGGTGCGAACTGAACCCATTTTGGCTTTGGTGATGCCGTTTCCAGATGATTTAGCCATGGTGGCCTCCTTAAAAATTACTCTTCGGTTGGGGGTTTTTTACGTCCCAGCAACCCTTGAATGGTGTCTGTTTCGTAAATGCGGATACTCACCCAGACGATACTGAGCAGAGCAGAAATCGTAGGTAACATTTCAATCAAGCTTCCTAGCGTAGCGATCAAAGAGACGCCATCCAGCAGGTGCTTGGTCGATTCGTCGAGCTGGGCGAATGGGTCTTTCATGGTATTACCCGTAAAAAACTGTTGTTAAGTCCACGTTACTCATGTAAGCGTACACAGTCTGTTTAGACAAAATACCTTCGCCGGGGAGCAACAGGTAGTTTTGGTATGTGTCACCAGCCGTAGTCTCGACCGTCAACAACCAAGTGCCGCCAACAACGTAATTGCAAGCTGCGCCTGCTGTGATTGACGCAGAGTTGGGGCTTGTTAGCGTAAAGGTGTTGGCGTCCACGCGAGTGATCGAATAGTTGCCAGAAAACGCCGCGCCGCCTGTGCCAACAGCAAAAGCGATGCCAATTACCTGACCTGTAGCAAGCCCGTGAGAAGACTTGGTTACCGTTACGGTAGTTGTGGATTGCGCATACGTAGCTGCAACAGGTGTAGTGGTCGTGCTAAACAAGTCCAACTGACCTGCGCTAGCGGTGCCTTTATACGAGACACTTTTAACGCGGGAACGCGGCTGCAAGACGATAAAACCACTTTGGTGCAGATGTCCTGATAGGACGTCGGTTTGCATGGTCATGAAGACCTCCTATTAGGATGCAGCGATTGCTGTACCTGCGGGTGAAATCCAGTTTGTACCGTTGTACACAGCCAAGCAAGGTGCGCCAGCCAAGCCGTTAGACACATAGATGATCTGTCCGGTGGTTCTGCTGGCTGCGGGGATTGCGTTAGCGGTGGTGACGGTATAAGTGGGAGCGATGAAGCCGTTAGCGGAAGCTACTGGGCCGTTAAAACTTGTGCGTGCCATGTCTTTTCCTTACATGCAAGTGGTGGCGTATCTGTCTGCATGTCGTCAGCCGGGACTGTCAGATACACCGGGGACCCCGGGATGTGTTGAATATACACGAAATTAGAAAAAAGAAAAGCCCCCGAAGGAGCTTTTCTTAGTTGGCTTAGGAGCCTGAAGAACCCCACATACCGAGGGGATCAGACCAACCGAAGCTGTAACGCTCGCGAGCCTTGTAGCGCACGTTGCCGGTGTCAAAGTCACCGTCCATGCTGTTCTGCAAAGCAGTACGAACGAAGTGCTTCATACCGTTAGGCACGTCTGTAGTCAAGAACCAAGCATTGCTGTCGGTCAAGAAGTGGTTGACGGTGTAGCCTTCAGGAATAGCACCCATTTGCTTGATCGCGTTGATGTCGTTGTCAGCGGTAGCAACACGCAATTCGGTGTCGAGCAAACGCTTAGCAGTGAACATCAATGCTGGGGGCACGATCAATTTCTTGGGCTTAGCAGCGATCAACAGACCACGTTCATCAGTCCAAGCAGCGATCTGGATCACGGCGGCTTCCAAAGAAGTCTCGTTCAGGTCAACTTGGGTAGAAGGAGTGTTGCTGTTGGTGCCACCAGAAACCAAGGGGTGAGCAGTGCTGAACAAAGCAACGCCGTCGCCACCGGGGTAGCTAGCGCTGAAGCCGTTGTTCAAAACTGAAGCAGCCTTGACTTGCTTGGTGTAAGCCATGGCGCGAGCCAAAGACTTGGTGTAGCGGGCAGACAAGCTGTCGTACAAGTTATCTTCCACAGCTTCTTCAGTGATGGAGAAACCGAGGGCGATAGTCTCGTGGTTGTAGCGAGTTGACCATGCTTCTTGTGCATTGTCATACTGGATCGCTGAACCTTCGTTCTTGACTGGAGCAGCGGAGAAACCAGAAAGTTTGGTTTCTTCTTCAAAGCTACGCTCTGATGTCTCAGTTTCGTAGATTTCTTTGTGCTCTTCGCCGTAGCGAGCGTATTCCATGCCGAACAAAGCGTTCAAGCCGGGGAGCAGTTCTTTAAGTAACTGTGCGCGTGAAATAGCCATGTTTTACTCCTTAAACACCGGTGGTGTTGTTGTATTGGTGAGTGTTGATCTTCACCAGCAACTCGGTGTAAACACCGGGAGCAGATGCAGTCTCGGGAACCACGTCGATGACGCGCAATGGGATGGTCGCAGTAGTACCAGCACCGGTCAAAGTCACAGCAAAAGCTGAGTTGCCAGTAGCGGTAGAGCCAGCGTTCAACACCAAAGCAACGTTAGAACCAACATCAGCGCGGCTTGCAGTGCCCATGGTTGTACCAGAGGTAACAACGGCCACTTTGAACAGAGCTTGTTGATCGTCCACAACGTATGCGTAAGCAGGGTTACCAGAGGTAGATGCCAAAGCGGGGATGTACTGACCTTGAACGGTTTGACCATTCGAGTTCACGTACTGACCGCCAACGCAAACACCAACGATGTTGCCGCTGTTAGTAGTGGTTGATTTAACCAAGAAACCATCGCTGCCAATCAACACGGTATCGCCATTGAAAATAGCGGTGCCGAAGCCAGCAGCAACAGGAATCTGACGGATAGCACCAGCGTAGGGCTTACCGTCAAGTGAATTGACGGGCTCTAGGCCGTAAGGTGCCGAAACGGTAGGGTATGCCATTTAGGACTCCAAAAATTAATTACCAGAACCGAAAGTGACCTTGGACTTCTTCTCAGAGAAAAGAGGCATCCGCGGATCACTATCACGAAGAAAATTGTTGTCCACTGAATCCATTTGAGCCTTGTTCTGGTTAGCGTAGTACGCTGTCCGTTGTTGCAAGAACTCAGCCGGAATACGGCAGAGCAACAGTCCGCCCACTTCAATGTTGCCTTTAAAGCGACCTTCTGTGGTGGCGTGCATCATGAGCTCGGGATAGTCTTCTGCTTTGCAGGGTTCGTATCCTTCGCGAAGCTTAGAAGAGATGTTCGATGGATCGGCTGCCCCCATGGTAGCGGTGCGCACCCAACGGTGTGACCAACCATCACGAGGATCGGGACTTGGGAGAACCTCGGGAGGACGCCACGCTTCTGGGCGCTGCATCACTTGACGGGTATCCAACTCACGAGCCAAACGGTTCTGACCTTTTTCGGCCTTCACTGCGTTTTCCATTTTTATTCACCTTTTCTAAGCAAAGCAACCTGTTTCGCGTACTGTTCCAAAGGAACCCCAAGTCTGCGAGCAATCGCAGCTTCGGATGCCTTCAACCGAACACGGTTAGGCGGGGTGCTACGTGAGGCCGGAGCCACAACATTAGCGGGTTTTGTTGCACGGCGGGGAGTTTCCTCATCTGCCGGTTCTGACGATCTTTTTGGAGGATCTTCGTCTTCCTCATGGCTCTGAGCATCTTCAAAATGCTCAGGAAATCTTTTGCGCATCGTTTTGTCGATGGTGTCGAAGTACTCTTTTGTACCTACATAGTCAGGACCATACTGCCTCGCGAGCTTTTTGTCAAGCCCTAATGCAGTCATAGTCATTTCGTCGTCAACTCCGTACCAGTCGCTGTTGGTTTCAATCCACTTTTGTGTGCGTGGAGCCAGCTTAGGTTGGGCAGGTTCTTCGACGGCAGGTTTGAAGTCATCCTTCTCTTCCACCTCGATGGGCTTCATGCCTTGGGCCTTCTCGACCTTCAGCATAGCGCGGGCAATATCAGCTTGGGCGTCGGCCTGAGCGTCAATGTCACCAGCTTCAACCGCATCACGATATGCTTTCTTGGCAGAGCTCAGCTCAATATCGGCAGACGATTTGGACTGCTCGATGAACGCTTGGCTGCCAGTAGCAAGTTGCTGTTGGAGGCGTTTGTTCTCTTCAAGAATTTGTTTAGCGTAGGCTTCAGCGGCTTGGCGTTCACGCAAGGCTTCTTCCTTGGCGCGGCGCTCGTCGTGGTACCCACGGGTGAACTTCTTGATACGCGACTGAACCTTCTCGTCGTACGAGGCTAGCTCGTCTTCGGTTGGGTCCTCTGGAGGGGGCGCAGCTTTGCGGCCACGGTCCTCTTCAGGTGTGTCGTCTTCGATTTCAAAGGAGAAATCGTCTTCAGCAGCGGCCTGCTTACTCTTTTCTTTGGCTTCTTTCTCGTCGGGAAACTCGAAATCGTCGCCTTCAAACTTTGGCAATGGCATGTATTACTCCTTACGATGCACGTGTGATACCACGGGGGTCTTCAACCACAGCCTCAACTGAGTCATCATTCAAGATGCGGAACTCACGGCCATGGATCTTCAGGCGGGTGCCTGAATTGGGGCGGACGATGACAAAGTCACCTTCCTTGCACGACGGACCGCTGGGGAAGCGGGTCGGGTCTTTGTAACAGTCAGGGCCAAGCTTCACGACGAACAGCACCGGTGTGAGCATT